CGATACGCTCTCTGAATAGGGCAGTCAATGTCATCCAAGCCACATCAGATTTCTGCTCTGGCTCATATCCATTTTCTGCCGCAAGGTTCAACAGTTGTTGCGCCTTGTCATCTTCTCCTTTACCAAAAGTTACAAAGACATTGTTTTTAATAATATCTCCTAACCCCTGTTCACGAAGCCATTTGTAGGCTGCATTCCTCTTGTCCACATCTTTGGGAAGAGTGCACCTAAATTCTTTTTTCACAGATACTTTAGAACCATCAGCTAATTTAATTTCTGTCAGTCCTTGCTCTGCAAGTAATTCTGGTATCACACGAGAACTGATATCGTCAGCCTCTGCTTTTTTATTTTTAAGTTGCTCTTCTAATGAAGCAATCTCATCTTCTTTATTTTTTAACTTTACACATTCTTGTGCAACAGTTGATACTTCTACATTATCTAAAAGATCTTTTGAATCTTCCAGCATCATATTTCTTACGTCTTCACTCATTGTTATCCTTTCTGATATCCGTCCACTTCTAATGGATAGTATCTATATTCTCTTTTATCCCATTTCAACATATTAAACTGTCCGTTTGTAGTTTCACCTACTAGCCAAGTTGATAATCCTATTATTACAGGATCTCCTACAGCAAGTAAATAATCTTCCTTACGAAAGTCTTGTAAATTTTTTCTCATCTTCTGCACATAAGGTGCAGTAGAAAATATTGCTTGGTCCCTATTGGGTAAGCATATTACAAGATAACCAAAATCAGACGCACTTAATATATTTATATTAGGTGGTGGTTGTTGAATTACATAAACAAATTTTTCTTTAGGATTGCTTTTATAAAATTCTAAAAAGCTTGCTAAAGAATCTGGTTTGTATAACTCAAATATTTTATTTTTCATTTCTTACTTCTTGACAAGGTATATAGTAGTGTTTATATAATTGTCAACTAGAAAGAAGAAAAAAATTATGAATTATAAATTTAAAACAAAACCATACGCACATCAAATAACTGCGTTAGAAAAATCTTGGGATAAAAAAGAATACGCCTACTTTATGGAAATGGGTACAGGTAAATCAAAAGTATTAGTAGATAATATTGCTATGCTGTATGATAAAGGTAAAATAAATGCGGCGTTAATTATAGCACCAAAAGGTGTTTATAGAAACTGGTTTTCTGGTGAGATACCAAATCATTTAGCTAGTCACATAGATCATAAAACTGTATTATGGACTGCGACTACATCTAAAACAAAGGATAAAGAGTATCAACAATTATTTAAAGTAGACTTAGACCTTCACATCCTTGTAATGAATGTAGAAGCATTCTCTACTAAAAAAGGTTTAGAGTTTGCTACTAAGTTTTTAAACTGCCATAATACATTGATGGCTATAGATGAATCTACAACTATAAAAACACCTACAGCAAAAAGAACTAAAGCTATTCTTGCATTAGGTTTACTTGCTAAATACAGAAGAATACTTACAGGTTCTCCTGTAACTAAATCACCTTTAGATTTGTACACACAGTGTGGTTTTCTTGATAGTTTTTTACTAGGTTTTGATAGTTATTATGCATTTAGAAATAGATACGCTACAATGTTAGATCGTAACTTTGGTGGTCGTAGAGTACAGATTATTGGTGGTTATAAAAAACTAGGTGAGCTGTCAGAAAAACTAAAACCTTTTTCTTACCGAGTATTAAAAGAAGATTGCCTAGACTTACCAGAAAAAACTTACATACAAAGAGAAGTAGAATTAACTGATGAGCAGAAAGAAATATATTCTACTATGAAATCCGCGGCCCTCGCTTCTCTAAAAGGTAAAATGGCTACAGCGCCACACATACTAACGCAAATGATGCGTCTACACCAAATAACTTGTGGTCATTTAAAGAACGATGATGACAGTATTACAGAGATAAAAAACAATCGTATGAATTGTTTAATAGAATTGCTTGAAGAAGTAGAAGGTAAAGTAATTATATGGGCTAACTATGTGTACGATATTAAACAAATAGTAAAAGCTATATCTAAAAAGTATGGAGAAGACTCTATAGTACAATACTATGGTGCAGTCCCTGCAGATGTTAGACAAACTAATATAGAAAAATTTCAGGACCCTAACTCGCCTGCAAGATTCTTTGTTGGTAATCCGCAAACCGGTGGTTATGGTATTACATTAACTGCTGCTAATAATATGATTTATTACTCTAATGGATATGACTTAGAAAAAAGACTACAGTCAGAAGACAGAGCACACAGAATAGGTCAAAAGAAGGCGGTAACATACATCGACCTTATAGCACCAAAAACTATTGATGAAAAGATTAGAAAAGCTTTGCGTAAGAAGATCAATATAGCTACAGAAATTATGGGTGAGGAGCTAAGAGATTGGATTTAATAATTTTAAACGATGGCCTGTATCAGTTAATTCCTGTTACAAAACAAATTATGCAAGGCATAGTAATAACTGCAGAAGTAGATTGTTTTGATCTTTGTGAAATACTGAGAACTAAACTTACAGGTTATGTTGAAACTGTAAACCTACATATGATGAATGATGGCTCTGGTAATTTTATTGGTTGCATTTGTGGGTAGGATATTATAGGATAAAACTAATTTCTTTTAAAAAATTTGAAAGCTCAAGGGCGTCCAAATCTTGCCAATGGCATTTCCCTGTACGTTACCGATGACCTGCAAGGGTAGGGACCTGGAGTTTGGCCGACTGTTAGTACGTGCACGGAAAGCAGTCGGTTTTATATGATTATAAAATATCTTTTGCTTTACCTAAAATAGGTTTGTATTTAGTTTTGCCTTCTTCTCTGTAGGCGTGTAGAAATTGTTTTCTTGGTGTACCTTCTGTAATGCTGCAATGTATCCACCCCGAATTAGGTTCTCCAGGTGTGTAGTATTCGACGATCAATTGATCCCATTCAAGCTCTCTATGTATCCAATCAGCTAACTCAGCATTGTCGACTCCAACACATTCGAAATCTGCCGCTTCTGCTCGCGAGTGTTGGCTGTTAATTGAACTACCAATAGCTATGCACAACTCAGGTGAACGGAACCCTGACGTCACCTTAACTCTACCGAAGTGATCACGCACTGGCTGTAAAATTTTTTCACAAAGTAATTTTAATTTTTCTATTTGTTCTGCGTTAGGATTATTGTTGATACCTTTTCGTATCGCAGTATCTGATTTGGTAAGCTCTGAGAGCGTGAAGTTACGGGTAAGTTGCATTATTAGTTAAGTAATTTTTCCAAAGCAAAGAGTGCCGCTGATCCCGCAGCAGCTAAAAGAACCCAATAGACTTTATCTATCTTACCGCCCAATTTCTCGACGTCTTCGTGGATATGTTTCAAGTGATTATTCTTAATCTGTGAAATATCTTTTTTCAATCCAGTCATATGCCCGTAAAGCGATATGATGTGTTCTCTTGTATTTTTAGGTTCTATTGCCATTATACTGTTCTTGTTTTTTTTCTGTAATTTTGTTCTAGTGGACTTAAGTAAGTCTCCTCTGCCAATGTTAATCTACTTACAGGATCGATATTACCAAACTGTGCATTGTTTACAAGTCCTGGATTTGGCATAGCCGGTAGGCCAGGTAATGAAGCTGCAGGACCTAATGTAGGTTCTGGTAAATTTCTTAATGGGTTTTGTATGTCAGGAAATAAATCTGCACCTAAAGGTGTTGTTTCTAATACTTCTTTTATTCTACCTATAATATCTTCTGCTGCTTCAAAAGGATTAGATATTCCTAAATCGTCAGCTCTTATTTGAAACAAAGATTTAACTTCTGAAGATATTGATAAAGGTCTAAACTCTCCTTCATTTATAGAATTAAATGCTCTTCGCTCACCCCTGTCAGACATATTTGTTGAAATTGCATCTTCATTCATACCTAATACTTTTGCAGCATCTATATCTAAAAACATTCTTCTGTTAATTTCATACAAAGCTCTGTTAGAATTAATATATGCATCTACAATTTCTGCAGGAGTAATAGGTCCACCTTTAAGAGTTTGTTTTGTAAATAAATTTCTAGAATTTCTAACTCCATCTTTAAAAGATGTAATTTTATAATTTAAAGATTTACTTGGGTCTACATCTACTCTACGCATACCTGCAATACCAAGTAATTCATTTCCTAATTCGTATTCATTACCACGTTCATCGTATTTACCTAAACTATCTATAGGTCTTAAAGCTAAACCTAATCTACCAAGTTGTCTCCAGTTAAGAGGTGCTTGTGCTTCAACAAGGTGTGCAACTGATTTCATAATTTTACTACCGATAGGATCAATTGCAGGATCTTTATTATAAATTTCTCTACCTGCTGCATCTACACCACCTCTACCAAGAATAGGTGCAACATCTTGTAATGCTTCTGTCCAAATAGATTCTGATATAAATGGTTGACCTAATTCTTTTGTTGATTCAATTAACCCTAAAATAAAATCATCCATAATTCCATCTTTGTCTCCACTACCAGAGTTAACTGCATTTAATACAGTTTGAATAGGTCTAGTTAAAGTATCGTATGCATTTAAATGAGAAAAATCTACGTAAGAAAGTTTGTCATCTTTATCTCTAAATGGAATTAATACAGAATTTTTTGACCATTCAGGTACGTATCTTCTCATTGCTTCTAATTCTTCATTACTTACATCATTTAATGTTTGGAACATTGCAACAGTTCCAAGTGGTAATGCAGCTGTTGTTGCAGCCATACCAGTTAGTCTTTGTAAACCTCTTGCTCTTAATGGATTAACTTCTTTACCATTTATTTTTGCAGTAAAAAATATTTCATCTAATGCTGTAGATACAATGTTTGTACCTGTTCTCATAATTTCTGCAGGGAAAGCTACAAAGTTTCCAACAGGTAATTTTCTTAAACCTTTAATAAATTCTGATACAAAAGCATAGTTAGGTATATTGTTCTTAACTAATTTAGCTGATTGTTTTTTTAAATACTCATCATTAAATATACCAATTTTTCTATCAAATTTATTACCGTTCGCGTCTGTTATAACTTCAACAATATCATCACCTAATTGTAAACCTTTTGCTTCAAATGCATTTTTAAGTCTTGATTGTTCACCAAGGTATGTAAATATTTTCCAGAAATCATCTTCAGCTGTGTATGCATCTTGTGCAAACTTCTGTGTTTTCTTTAAACCTTTCATAAAAGTATTAAAACCATTGTAGTCTGCGCCTACTTTGTTTAACACTTCACCAAACTTAACATCTTCCATTAAATCCATAACTTGTCTTACTTGTACTTGTGAGTTAACCACACCAAGCTCTAATAGTTCTTGATAAAATTCATTGTCTTTTCTAAATCCTTTTAATTGTAATGCATCGAATGCTTTCTTAACATCTTTAGTATTACCAAATGGTACAAAACCATTGGCAGCTGCAAACGCTGCAGCACTAATAAAATTTCTTGCGTGAGTAAATGGTGCAAGAATTGTTTTAGCCATTTGTGATGTAGCTTTAGGATACAACACTAGGTTTTGATATAGTGTTGCAGGTAAATCTTTTCTTTTTCCTAAATCATCTGTTGCTTTTAATGCCTGTGCATAATCAGACAATGCATATTTACCAGCGATAGGACTTGTAATTTCATCTATAATTCCTTGTTCTTCTAGTCTTGCTGCTTCTATGTCATCAACAGGTTTAATCTTTGCGTCTATGTCTTCAAATCTACCTAATTTAGTTTTTCTAATAGAACCACCTGCTGAAGGAGCTATAATTTCAAAATCACGATTTTCAATTGCTTTAGATCCAAAATATTTTTTAGCTTCACCAGCATTGTCTACAAGAAAAGGTACTCTAGGTTCTGGTCCAACTCTACCACCAGAGTCCCACTCATCCCAATTCTTTTTTAAAACATTAGATTGTTTAACAAGATCATCTAAATATTGATTTAATCTTACTTGTATTGATAAAGCATTTGTGCCCTCAACAATAGTTGACATAGGGTTTTCTGCTTTACCTAATAATCTTTTAATAACTTGTTCTCCTACCCCTGTTAAATCTGACAAATTTTTACCTCCTGAAACTTTTACAAAATCACCTTTTTTAGATAACAAATTATCTGCTTCTGATTTTAAAAAAAAGTTAGGAACCGCACCTAATCTAACTACACCTGATTTAGTATTCTCATTCATCATTACCCCTTTAGGTAATCTAGCATTAATCCATACTTCATTAACCATATTTTTGGCTATGTCTTCTGAAAGTGTAACACCTTTGTTAGCAGCTTCATCTATAAATTCTTTTACAGCTACATTAATTACTTTACTACTTGGTCCGTAGTTATCTGCAACAGACATAGGATTGTTTTTAAATACTTCGTAGCCTTTATCTAATATATCGTTAATTTGTTTTGGAATTACTTTTTGAAAATCCTCTAATGCAGATGGTGTTAATCTTGAACCCATTAATGTAAATAGTTCTGACCACGTTCCACGCATATCGTTAAAGTTTTGTACAAGCTCTGCTACATCTTTAGGGTCCGCTTTGTAATTATTAATTAAATCATTAGAAAAATCTATTACTTTATCTGAGTCTATGGTTCTTAGTGTAACTTTACCAGCATCATCAATTGCAGGATTAAGATTATTACCATCTGTTAAGATGTCATTCATCTTCTTTAATAAATCTTTTCTTTTATCTTTATCAACTTTGTTACCAGATCGTTTAAAGTTTTTAAGAATTCTGTTTGTAATATTATCTATTTTAATCATAGCGTTTTCAGCTATGTTGGTATCTCTACCTAGCAATCCTTGATATGCTTTTTCTGATTCAAAACCTTCTTGTGCTGCAGGTCCTCTTGCTCTTAATGGTCTTGATATCCATTTATCAATCCACTTTGATACAGGATCTGTAATTGCTTTTCCTGATCCTGTTTGATTTCTTAATTTAGATATACCTCTTGCACCTGCTCCAATACCTAAAGTAAATAACCCACCTTCTAATCCAAATTTTAATCTGTTTGCTAGTTCTGCTTCTGGTGTTTTAGATTCTCTATCTATTTCTGTAGGACCACCTAAAAAATCTCCGAAGGTACCAGCATCTTCTACATCACCAACAAAAGCTGCTTCTGCTGCACCACCAGCTAATGCACCTTTACCATATCTTTTTAACTTTTCATTTCTACTTAAATACTTACCAGCTTTCTTTGCTTGTAATGTTGCTTTAGTTAAACCCGATCCTACTTTAAATGCAAGACCACCTGGTACACCAATGTTAACAATTAATTCTGTAATTTTACCAGCTGCTGTTGCTTCTGCTGCCTCATCAAAAGGATTAAGATCATCAAAATATGCTTCAACTGCTTCTGCTCTATTTCTGTCTACACCTAAATCTAAAAGTGTAGCACCTAATGTAGCTGCACCTTCAAATATTTTAAATACACCAGACCCTAATCCAGCTAGTATAGATGTACTTAAACCATATTCTTTTGAAGGTTTGTCAGAATCAGAAAGTATTTTTACCATCTATTCTCCTTTAATAAATAATATTCTCTACACCGTTTGCGTCAATATAAATTATGTTTTTTGGACTTTCTGTAACAATAAAGCTATCATAATCTTTTTCGTCAATGGTATAGTTTTTAGAGCCATCATCTTTTAAAGCTTTTTTAACTCTTACAATTGGTTTACCTCTAGTATCTTCAGTTACTTTTAACGCGCTTTCTAAAACCGAAGCCGAAGGAACACCTCCAGTCCCTGCAATTTTAGTAATATTATCATATAAATCTGCAGTTCCTAATTTAGCTTTTAAATTTAATTGAGCTATTAAAGCTTTTGTTTGTTCTTTAGATCTTTTACCTGCAATGTAATCATTGATTGCTAGTTGTGCCGCTGCTTGATCTACTTTTGTTTTACTGCTTGGTCGTTTAGCTTCTTCTTCAAAGAACTCACCAAACGCACCTTTGACTGTTGCTTCTGGTTTTAATGCTTTACCTGCAAAACTCATTAACATATTAGAAATATCTTCCCCTCTTGCCTTACCACCACCTAATAATTCTGCAAATAATTCTTTATTTTTTTCTATATCTTCTTTAGAAATTTCTGTAGATTCTTCTGTGTCATTTGTTTTTCTAAATTGATTATTGTAATTTTCTTTTTTATTATCATTAGTAATTTGTTTTTCTATAATTTCTTCTATTCTTGTTCCATCCACATTATATTTATCTTCTAGTCCTAAATCTTTTAATCTTTGTTCAGGTCCACCTCTAGGTAAAATACCATATTTTTCACCTATTTGATTACCTTCATCAATGTATTTAAATACTTCTCCAACATCCATATTAGTTTCATCAAAATTAAAATTAGCTCCACCCATTTCTTTTAATCTTGCATATCCTTCAGGAGTAGAAGTGCCTCTAGCAAAAACATTGGCTGTATCTCCAATTAATTCACCTCCTAAAGCTGCTAAACCATAAGGAGAATATTTTGCTATTGTACCACCTGCTGCCGGTATCATTTTTCCAAGATAAGGAATGTTTCTTATTCGGTTCATAATGCTACCGCCTGTTACAGCTCGACCACTATCATAAGGTGCTTGAGGTACTTTATTTGCAACTCCACCAAAAAGAAAATCTTGTCTTGGTTGAACCGAACCACCTTTTTCATAACCTAGACCAGACGTAATCCCCGTTCCGCGACTATCGACACGGCCACCTCTAAACATTGGTCTTCTTAAAATTCTACTCATTATCCAAATATTCCTAACTTACCTAGTACACCGCCTGCTCCTGCCGCGCCTCCTAAGAAGCTAGCCATTGGACTTGCTGGTGCTGCGCTTTGTTGATACCCGATCGTTGTACTCGGGAATGCGCCTGGTTGTATTTGTGCTAGTTGTTGTCCAACTAAACCTAATCTTGTAAATGGTTCGAACTCTGCTTCTCTTGCTGCAAGTGTACCTGCATCTAATTTAGCTTGTTCAAATCCTTGATCAGCTTGACCTAGTGCTTGTTGGTATTGTCCGAGACCTTGTCTTGCTGCAAGATCTGTGCCTGCTGCTTGTTGCGCTTGCATAAATCCTTGATTTAATAATTGTGCTTGTAACGCTGCTCTGTCTACTGCACCTTGATTCATATACTGTGCTTGCATTATACCTTCTCTACCACCACCATAAGCTCCAGCTTGAATAGCTTGATCTCTTAAACCTTGTTGATTAATAGTTTGTTGTCTGTCAAATTCTGAAAGAGTTGTGTCCATTACCTCTTGTTGGTATGGAGACATATAAGGTTGGTAAGCTTGTGGTCCTGTAAGCGCTCCTAAACCTTGTGCTGCTTGCGATGCGCCTGTTTGTAATTGTGTTTGTGCTGCAACTTGTGGATCGTATGCTGCCGTATTAATTTGTTTCCCCATTAATGGAGGTAACTTTTGTGTAAAGGCCGTTAAGGCTGCTTCTAATACCGGTGCTGGTAATACTTGTGTTTGTTCTACTGCCATTATGCCCTTGCCTCTAATTTATTCATTACGTCGTACATACGTTGTGCTCCTTTGTTGACACTGCCACCACCTGCTGCTCTGACTGCATCTGCTGTCATTACAAATTCGTTTTTAGAAAGTCTTGCAGGTACGTCATCTGCTCTTTCTTTTTTACCAATAGGTACAAACCCACCAGTTCTTAAATCCATTTCTCTACCACCGAAGTTTAACATACCTCCTTCTTTAAGTCCAATGATTCCACCTTGTGCTGCTGACTCTGTAGGTGGTGTATAATACTCACTTAAACCATTCATCTCTAATGTTTCTTCTACAGTATCTTCAGGTATACCTGCTTGTCTCATCATAGTCATTTGTAAACCGGCTCGCTCTGATTCATTCGCTGTAGTTGTTCTTTCTATATCTGCTGCTTCTTCTGCATCTAATCTATCTTGTTCATCTTTTAAATCTACTGCTGTTTCGTACGCTACATCACCTGTACCTAAAGTAGCTGTTGGACCTAATGCGCCTACTATATCTTTAGCTCCTTTTAAATTCATAAAGTCTCCTGGATTTGCTCCAGCAGATGCTAAAGTATTTCTTGTTCCTTGAACATAATCTGATAATCCACCTATTCCCGCATCTTTTACATTTTTTAAACCTTCTAAAAAAGACACACTAGATGTTTCTGGTGCTGCAGCAGCTTTTATAAAATTACCTGTTGATCCCATTTCAGGAAAATAATCTGCACCTGTTATAGGTGCAGCAGCTTCTCCATAAACTCCTGGTTGAGTAAACGCAGCTTTGTTTGCTCCACTAACTCCTTGTGCTGTTCCTTGTGATCCTAATTGATTAGAACCCAACGCTCCAAGACCACCTGATAGTGCTATTGACAATGCATTTAAATCATCGATGTCTTCTATAGGAGTTTCATCGGCTGCAATTTGTCCTAAAGTATTAAATCCTGCTCCTGCTAAGCCTCTATATAAAGGTCCCATTCCTGGTGGTAACATAAGTGTACCGATACCAGCTGCGTATGGTGCTAAAAATCTTAATTCGTTTGGTAAAATTTTATCTGTAATTTTAGAAACACCACCTATTAATTTATTGACAGGTTTCTTTATTTCTTTTGGTATTAATTTACTGAAAAATCCCATAGTTTCTTTTTATATTGTTAATATTAAAGCAAGTACGCAACACTTGTAAATAGGCGAGTATCACACAATTTACTAGGTTTTTATACATTCGTCAATCGCTGATGTTAAAGTCAGCACCTATTTTTATGTCCTCTACAGTCACATTTACGTCTCTTCTTATNTGTTCTGCTTTAGTCGCTGTATTAGCATTTTGTACGTCTGCTAAAGCCTCTGCATCTGACATATATTCTTGACCTGTTTCTGTATTAGTTAGTGTAACTTCTGTCTTAGGTGTAATTACTGGTACTCTTTTACCATTAATTGTTTCATACCTAACTGAAGCTTCTGTTTCCACAAATGACATTATCTGTCCTCCCTGTTGATTTCTAATATTGATGCTACAACGTGCAATCTATTTGCATCTGCAGCGGTTACTTGTAATGTTTCACTCTCTTGCATAATTAAGGGTTCGTTTAACAACTGTTCTGTAGCATTACCTGCTATAGCTTTATTTTTAAATATGGTAAATTTATCAGCGGTCGCCGGGTCTCCATTAAATAAATCAACTGTTATATCACTACCATTATTAGTATCGTCACAAACTAAAATAGATTTTATAATTGCTCTAGAGTTTGATGGTACAGCATATAAAGTAGTAACTGTATTTGTTGTTAAATCTTGTTTTTGGTTTTTATATATATTTGCCATTTTATCCTAATCCAAAGAAGGTATATCTTTCAGAGTCTTCTTTTAATTGTGTTAAGTATGTAGAGTTTAATTGTTCAATGATTGTAGTTAACGCTCTGTTAATTTGTCTTTGGTTATCCTCACTATATTCTCTTTTAGGTTCAGGTAATCTTACCACTACTTTAGTCATTATCCTCTCCTTCCATCAGGTTGTAAATCTACTTGAAATGTACCAAATCTCCAAGACTCACCTACGCCTGTATTTTCTATTTTTATATTTGCATATCTTCCTCTTGCTCTTGTGTCAACTTTTAAAGTGTCTGATGTAATTGTAAAAGGACTTAAAGCTGTTTCAATATCATCTTCTGATGGAAAATCTTTTATAGATAAAGTAATTTGATTATTACCAGTCAATACTTTAAAGTTTGGTAAGAATCTTCTCATAGCTAAAAACACTTCACTTTGATCTTTTTGTAATGAAAAACTAAATGATTGTATAAAAGAAGTAAGTGCAGTTACACTNCCATCTGGATTAACTTGATCGGTCCCCGATTCGTGTTCAAACAATACGCTTTGACCTAATCCTGTTTGACCTTGTACTACAGGGAATGTCCCTGTGTTAGAACTATTAAATGCAGTTGCATAAGGTCTTGGGTATACTAGTGAGTCAATCCAAGTTGTTCTTATAGAATTAGTGTTAGTTCCTGTGTACCAGTTACCCATTGGTAGCTGTCCATTACTTTGACCATANTTATAAACTACATATCTATTATTAAATTCTGATCCAGCTGTTGGATACCACCAAACAACTTCTGTAAATAGGTTATTGATACCAGCGTTTACTTGTTGACCTTTTGTTGTATCAATATCATCATAAATATAATCTTCTACTGAACACGGCAAAGTATTTACAGTACCATCAAAAGAGAAGAAACCATTGTTACCCATCCAATAAGCAACACCATCAATTTCAATTGCTGCATTCTTACCAATCAATCCACAGTTTGTACCTACTTGCTCAAAGCCAAATGTAAATGGAGCACCAACAAATTTCATTGTGTATAGTGCGTTATCAGTCCATACTAGAATGTTTTCTTTTGCAACCAAAGCTCCCATAATTTTTGTACCATCTTGTATTCTTTGTGTACCTGCAGTGTTAGTTGCTTCAGGTGTGTAAGCATTAATATTTTCATCTTCAGAAAATCTTATAAACATATCGTCTTGAGTTGAGGGAGTACCAATAGTTGTTTCTGTTCCAAAATGAATTAAGTGACGTGTTGTAGGTGAAATCAAAGTTACTCTTGTTGCAGTTGGGTTATTCGTTGTTTGAAAACCTGATGTAGTAGTAGAGGCACGTGTAGATAGTCTTGCTGCAATAGAAGAGTCCCAAGTAAATGTTTTACCATTTGCAATCGTTGCAACTAACACATCACCAAAGTTACTTAAGGACCAAAGTCCTGGTTCAAGTGTTATAGTTCCTGCATCAACTGCATCTCCCCATCCTGTAAATTCTGTAGCGTTTGTAACTGTAGCGCCATCACTGTGAGCTTGTCCTGTAGTTCCTGAAACTGCAGTACCTTTTGCACCTCTAACTATACCTGTTAAATCATTTGAACTTATACCTGTGTAAGTTATTAATTCTGTTCCTACTGCAATTGTTCCACCACCTGTTGGAAAACCTGTAACAGATGCTAAAGTTATTGACGTACCNGTTCCNCCTGTACCATTTGTATCTGCAAGAAGTGCACCATTTAAAGTAGATTGCGCAGCACCTGTAATTGTACCAGCATAATTACCAACACCATAACCGTAACCATAAGATTGTGCAGCGGGTCCAACAACCTCAAAAGGATTAATAGTTACTGATCCACCAGAAGATGTTGATCCTGCAGTGGCTGCTTCGATTGTTAAAGTTGTAGAAGTTGGTACAGATAAAACTTGAAAGTTAGTGTCATCAAATGTATCGGTTGTAACACCTGTTGTACCACCTGGTAAAGTAGTTCCTGTTAAACGAATAATATCTCCAACACTTATATTATGTGCTGCAGAAGTTGTTAGAGTTACTGTTGTAGTATTATTAAAAGTAAATGTTGCACCGCTGATCGCTGTTTGAAGTGGAGTAACATCAAAAAATTGTCCTTCAAAATATATAATTAAAAACTTATCTGTTCCAATAGCCACATATCTATTACCGTCTTTATCAACAAATGCGTGTTGTTTTCTAGCAACACCTACTAAAGTATCTGTAAGTAATGACTGCCAACCACCAACTTTTTCTGGTAGTCCATATCTAAATCTAACATTATCAGAATCAACCCAACGACCTTCTGCTCCGACAGCAGTATCTTGCTTGTCAATTCCTGGAGCAAACTTAATTTTAGTAAGCATCCTTTACTCCTATGCTGTATTAGTTTTTAACTGCCAGCCTTTAGTTGCACCTGTGTAGAAAAGTGTGACCGATTGATTATTAGTAGTTAAGTTTATTGAAGAGTTTGCACCTTGAATGTTTTCTGCACCGTCAGGAGTTATTGTACATTGGTTTGTAGCAAAACCATTTGATGCGGATATATCCATAACAATTACTTCATCACCTACTGATCCAGCAGGTAAGGTAATTGTTACAGTATTAGCTACTGTGTCTACACCTATTTGATCTCCAGGTACTGCTGTGTATGTAGTTTTACTTGCTGCAGTTACTGTAGTAAATCCTTTTTGTAACATTCCTAAATTACTTGCAGGTGTTGCACCTACTGAATAAATTAAAGCTGTTGAACCTTCAGGAAGTGGTACTTGAGTTCCTGCACTTTGACCTGTAGTTAATAAAGTTACTGTATAACTATCACCGGCTCCACCTCTAGTTGTTGCATCTTCTACAAAAAATACTCTGTTTGCATTACCACCTGTTGTGGTTGCAGGCATTTCTAAACTAGCATTACCAGATAAAGTCCCTGTAAGTTTAATATATAAGTTCTTACCATTCGCGGTCGCCGATCCATCAGCCAAACTTAATGTAGTTGTGCCTGTGCTTAAAGTTACTTCTACATAACCTGATGCTGCAGTTTGTAATAGTTGTAAGTTTGTATTTGTGATTGCGCCCCATAGACCAGCTTTTTCACCGGTTGTGACTAGTTCTAATGATAAATCTGTTGAATAAGTTGATGCCATAATTTTAGTAAGGTTTGATTGGTGTCCAAACCATTGTTGCTCCTGGTATTATATCGTTCCAAGTAATAACTCCTGGTTCTACTGTATCTAATGATAAAGCGTTACCAGTAGGTAATACATTTGCGTCAGCTGTTATTGTAACATTTCCTGTAGCCAAGGTCAATGTGTTTCCAGAAGGCGTTACGTTAGTATCTATATTAACTGTAAATGCACCTATGCCTAAAGATACAGCATTTCCTGTAACTGTGTGATTAGCATCTGCAGTAATAGATAAAGTACCAAGACCTAATGAAACTGCATTTGGTGTTAAATTTTCTGTAACAGCATCTGCAATAATACCTACACTACCTATTGTAATAGAAAGTGAATTACCGTTTACCGATACTTGTACATTGCCTTCATTACCTGAAGCGGCAAATGGTAATGCTGATATTGCGTCAAATCCTAAACTCATAAATAATCCTTAAAAGGAGACAGGGGGTATGTGGTGGTGCCCTGCCTCCATCTAAAGATTATATCATCGTTTAAACCAACTTGGAAGACCTAAATGAGGACGCTTGTCAAACATATTATCTTTAGCACCAACGGTTTTACGATTATTATAATGAAGAAATACTTGTACGCATTCCTTACCTTTGAATTTATTTCTCCAATGCTCCAATTCACAACCAGAATAGACTAACATATCTCCTGGTTTTAAATCTACTTTGATTCCTTTTTTACCGACTTCTCCAGATGGTTCTAAATAGATTGGCCAATCATCACCGCCTAGATTCATAGTAGTAGATATCTCACAACTAAATCTATCTTTGTGTCTTTTAAGTTCATCACCTTTTTTATATATTCTTGCATAAGTATATGCTGGATATAATTTAAGACCTGTCACTTCTTCCATTTTAGGTTGGCATTTAAGTAATAATGTTTCCATAGCAATATTAGAATACTGACTATAGGTTTCTGGTATCTGTTCATCTCTACCTTCATAATGACCTATGATGTTTTCAAAAGGTGAAATGTATCTAGCGTTTCTGCAAGTATCATAAACTTGTTTCTGCATACTAAAATAGTTTGCAACAAAAGCTGCTAGGTCTTTTGATATTGCTTGACGGATAACTGTATACTTTTTCTTTTTAAACATCTTTAGCCATTTCTTTTGGCACAGCTTGTATATTCCAATGTATAAATCTAAAAGGCTCTTTACCAAAATCTACTGCAAATTCGTGTTCTAAAAATCCTGGAAAGATAATTAGAGTTCCAGGTGTAGGTTTAAAATGTATAAGTTCAGATCCACCCCACACACCTTTTTGGTCTGGTTTCATTTTTAATTTTGTAGCACGTGCACCTGTTCTTGGCTCGTGAAATACAGGATAAGAAGTTTTATCACTACACTTTAAAAAATAAAAACCTGATACGTGTTGATTCCAATGGACGTGTGCTGAATGATGACCACCACCTTTTTTAGCAAACTCTTGTACCCACATCTCACTAAACATAGTTGTGTATTGCTGCATATCAAAACCTTGATGATCTAAATACTCCCAAGACTTTTGACCAATGTAATTTCTAAAATCTAAAAAATCATTATCAGCAGTTAAAGGTGTTGAGTGATATGATCTTCCAAAATCACCGTGCTCTTTAATAAAAGCTTTCTCTCTTGTTCTTGCATCTTTGATATATTTATTAGATGCTTTGTTTAATGA